GTACGGAATAAGTCAATAATCTTAGCAGAATGGAACATGAACATACCAACCAATATAAAACATATTGGTAACTATAGGTATAGACCAACACAGACTTCTTCTGTATATGCTTCACTTCCCACAAGTTTTGACATTAACGATTCTGGAAACTACTATACTGGAGCAACAGATGCAGATGTTTTAGTAGATGGAACATTTAAGGATGATGGGTCTCCAAGCGTATTCTTTCCTAAAAAAGACAAACTTCAGACACTTTATTCTTTAGAGGCATGCTTCGAGCAGCATCGACCAAGATCTGGAATCAACAAGGCTGTGTTTTTTGAAAATGGAAAACTACATCATCCAAACCTTTTTATGGCAGACAGACCAAGATACTATATGGCAGATAAAAATGATAAGTTTAAGTATTGGACATCATATAGAACAGAGTCTGGACAGGAATATGGAATTGCTTCAAAAGTAAGGGGGCCACAGAACTCAATAGAAGATGCCTGCCCTTTTGTGGTTTATAAAGAAAAAGTTCCAGCAAACAGGGTTGTAGTAAAAATGCAAACGCATACTGGAACAGAAGATCTAGGTCCGTTCTCTTCCTCTACAGGATCGTTCTCAGACCCATTCTTTGGAGAGTTAAACCAAAAAGTTCCTAGCAAATGGAAAATACAATTGCTAAAGGATGGCAACTGGCAAGATATAGTTTCTTTTAATTCATCAACAAGAAGGTCTGATGGATCATCTATTGTTAAAAGTGATGGATATGTTGAAATAGCATATGGATTAATAGTTCCAGAAGAATGGAGATCAACTTTTGTATTTGCAGAAACATACTCAACAGATTCTCTTCTTCCTGACAAGTCTGTTGTTGGTTATGCTTATTTAATAAAATCAAGCAGTAATGATTTAGGTGTTTTTCACATTTGGAACGGAATAAACTATACAGAAATAACTCCAAAGTACGGATGGTATATTGAAGATGAAACTGTAAATAGGTTAACAAATCTTGTTACAGACGCAACATCTCCAGATTTATTTCTTAAATCATCAGATGGTAAATTGCAGTATAGAGAGTTTGAGTATTTGTCTGGCATTAGAATTGTTGTAGACACTATGAATGTAAAAGACTCAACTTTTGACTTAATAGAGATTTCTCCAAGATTAGTTATGAATATTTCTGAGAAGACCTTGAACTACTCTGTAAACAAGAGCGCATCTGATCTTGGCCTAAGTGGATTACCAGTTGGACAGTTGATTGCCTCAAACGGCTCAATAGAAATATTTGATTATGACCAGGCATTTAATGAAAACAATAAAGAAAGCATTATAGCAAAGTATATAGACAGACATGTTAAGTTTAAGTTTTACGAAGTCATTGTTAATGTAAAAGGTTGGGACTATTACGTTCCAATCAAAACATTATACTCAGATACATTTCCAAAGAGAGATCTTATGGGAAAGACTGTATCTGTTTCTTTAAGGGATCTGTATTGGTACCTAGAGTCTTTGACTGCCCCACAAATATTGATGACAGAGGTTTCTGTTAGTTCTGCAGTCTCTCTTTTGTTAGACCACATAGGGTTTTCTAACTATACCTTTAAAAGAGTGGCCAATGAAAAAGAAATAATAATTCCATACTTTTTTGTTGGACCAGATAAAAGTGTTGCAGAAGTTTTGCAGGACTTAGCGGTATCAACACAAACAGCAATGTTCTTTGATGAATACAACAACTTCGTAATGATGAGTAAAGACTATTTTATGCCAACACAAGATCAAAGAGCAACAAATTTTGAACTAAAAGGAACAAAAGATTTTGATAGAAATGAAGTAGTTTCTAATAAAACAAATCAAAACACAAAACTTTCTAACATAATCTCGGTTACTGTTCAGCCAAATAACTTATACAATGATGGTGTAATAAACTATACAACAAGACACATACAAAGATCTATAGGGTCTTTGCGTCAAGCCAGCCTATTAGATGAAGAAAGACTCTATACATACAAGCCTGTCCTGCTATGGGAAGTATCTGGAACTGAAAACACAAAGTCTATCAATAATGAGGTTGGCACACAGTCTGCTTATGTTCTAAGCGCAATACCACTTAACTCAACTCTTTCAGCAGATGTTCCAACTGTAAAAAATAACATTGTTATTAATAATACTTTTAGTCTTGGAGAAGCAGCGTACTGGATCACAAGATATAACGGATACTTCTATTCACAAGGAGAAATTATTAAATATGATGCAGTTCAGTACAATGTCACTGGATTTGGAAATGTGTGGATTACATCTGTAGAAGATTATCAAAACTATTTTGCTAAACTTCCATTTAATGGAAAGATATATCCTACAGGGCTCGTAAGAATTTATTCAGAACCAAAATACTTTGAGCAGTCTGGAGTCGTCAGACTTCAAAATGGTCCAGTAGTAAAACATGGTCGTGGTCAGTTTGGCACTGAAGTTGTTGAACATTCTGCTGGAATATCAGATTATTGGAAATCAGATGAAAACATAAAAGGATGTTACATGGCATCTGAGTATCTTTTTGAAAAGGCAACGCTTCCTGCTACAACAGGAGTTCTTTCAGCAGGAAAACTAACCGATACTAACATATCTTCAGATGCTTTAGCAAGAACAGCATCCAGAACTGGAATTATCAAAAACTTTATGTCAACTGCAATTGTTGGAGAAATAACAACAAAGACTCAGCAACTTCCAGGATCTATTCAGTCATCAGCACTTTCTTTAACTGGTCCAAATTTTACAACAAAAGAAAAGCCAAGAAACTTTATTTCATATGTCCACAAACCTCTACAGGATAAAAAATATAAGCACTTTGGGACTAGGATGAGAATTATTGGCAAGATAGAAGGCAATGAGGATCGTGGACAAACATCTAACGGTTCTTCAACTTATTACGTTGTAAATGGTTCTACACCAGATAAAAACATTAATATTGCTGGAGGCTCTGCTGGACTAGCAGTTATGCTTAACCCAACAACAAACGTAGGGTATTATTTTGAAATTGCAGCGCTTGGGTTAGGAAATTTGTCAGAAAAGGATAGAGAAACTGTTAGCAATGTATTCTTCTATAAAGTAAAGTCTAGTGATGGAAAGGCCATCCCAGTAGGTCTATGGGACGGAATTGCTGAGATCACTGTCGATGATGGTAAGTTTACTGGTCAGTCAAGAATGTTTGCTGAGGAAAATCCAACGGTATATGATTTAGCAGTAGAGTATGAAGACATAGGAAAGACAAGAAGATTCTATCTATACATGAATGGAAGACTAATAAAGACTGTAGATGATAATGATCCACTTCCAGCATACTCTAATTTAGCATTATTTACAAGAGGGTCCTCAAGAGCCATGTTTGAAAATGTATATGCCCTATGCAACAATTACTCTCAGAACACAACATTCTCTTTGGGTGCGCCAGTTAACTCTGTGTTTGGAGATACAGAAATTGATGCAAATGAATCATTTAGAAAGTATGCAATAAGTGGTCTAATTCAAAACACATATTTATCTGGAATTGGATCTTCAGAGCCACCAAAATATAACATTTACTTTGAAGAGTTTGGAAGCATCATGAGAGAAGCAGCATCATTTAATTTTAAATATGATAAAGCATACCCAGCCCTTACTGCCAAGATATCTCCAACATTTAATAAGATAAAGGGTTATGTTGTTTCTGGTTTTAGGGCAGGATCTTATGGAGCAGAATTTATGATATTTAATGCTACAGATACAGCAATTACTTTAGATGAAACAAGTGGAAACTATCTTAGAATTCAAGGAATAACATTTACTCAAGAGTCAGACAATAACCTAACAGTTGATGAATACTTTAGTAAAAACAGCACTGAATCAAATCCACAGTTTGTTGCAGACAGGCTTATTTCAAACCCATACAAGTTTAAGCAAGACTACCAAGATATAAAACTTAGCAGAATGACTTATGGAAAAAAAGACTTTGCCCTTGACACTCCTTATATTCAATCACAAGATGAGGCTTCAGGACTTATGAAATGGTTAGTGGAAAAAATTACAAAGCCTAGAAAATCAGCAGGAGTTAAAATCTTTGCTATACCGACCATACAGTTGGGGGATATCGTGACTCTAGATTACACAGAAAATGGTTCAAGCATGGTTTCAGATCCAAAAAATAGATTTGTTGTATACAATATTGAGTTTTCAAGAAATTCAGATGGGCCAGAAATGACATTATTTTTAAGTGAGGTAGTATAATGACAACCAGAGCAACAGCAAATATTCCAGATCCATCAGGAACTAATAATAGCAACGATATAAAGATTGCAACACCAGACCTAATATTACAAAATGAAGAAGTAATGTCTATTGAAATAATGACAGACCTTATATTTGAGGATATTGGTGGTTATGAACTTGCAACTATTTCTAGACATGATTTGGTAAATGGTCAAAAGGTTATCTATACTCCAATTAAAAATTTAACAGACCTGTATTTGCAATACAACCCCAACAATATTTTAAGTCTTCAGTCGTCTGATTCATTTTTTAAATCCTTGCCATTGTCAATATTTAACAACCTGCCAATCTGCGGTACTGGATATGATATATCCCCACCACCTAGTAATCCAAATGAAGAAGATAAGAATAAATGGATAAAAACCCCTAATTGCAAGTCTATCTATATAGACCCAATTACAGGAGATCTTGTTATTAATCTAATTAATATTCATGATGACGAGCAGGTCGAAGTTCAAATATTAACTAGTGGTAACGTTTTTGATGATACAATATACAATGGGAGCAATTAATGATAACTAATATAGGTAAAAATCTTTTAGCCAAGTATCTTGTGGGGCAGACGCAATCATATGCCTCTCACATTGCCGTAGGCTGTGGACCCACTCCAGTGGCTTCTGACGGGGTGTTTGGAGACTACTCACTGAAAGAGTCTTTGGACTTTGAGATGTTTCGTGTTCCGATTGTATCTAGAGGCTTTGTAAATGAGGACGGGATAGACAAGGTAGTCCTAACAGCAGAACTACCAACAGAAGAAAGATATGAAATTACTGAGGTTGGAATCTTCTCTGCTGCTTCAAACCCAGTCGCTGGATCTTTTGATAGTAGAAACATTTATTCTTTTGCCAATACAGATGCTTGGGTTTATGAACCTTTTGGTGCTTCTGCTATTCAAATACCTTCTGTCTATACCCCACTGGATGGAGATGCTGATAATGGAATTATAAATCAGACATCAAATGTTTTTGCAACAAATGCAGACAATAGAATATTTACTCAAACAGATAGAGTAGCAAGAAATGAAAGATGTAGATTTTTAAACAATATTATTGCTATAGTTGGAAATGACTCAACACTTACAACAGATTCGTCAGGTAAAATACAGATTGGTCAAGGTTCTAAGCATATATCCTTAAACGAAACAGTTGTAGATTTTACAAAGAATAGCCCATTGGATGAACTAAGGTTTGCCTTTTCTGTTGTTAACAAGGTTGCTAACTCCAACACAGTACCAGATAATGTTAAAGTATTAATAGAATTTTCTCATCCTGGTGTGAATAGTTCTCAAGAGTATGCAAGATTTGAAGTAAACATTGACGATCAGGGGTACCTTGCTGGCACATCTACAGACAAAAGAAACCTTGCTATAAATAGATATCTTGTTGCAAAGAAAGCCCTAAAGGATTTAAACAAAACAGACAACTTTGACTGGAGACAGGTTGCTGTAGCAAAAATTTATGCTTGTGTTACAGAAAATAATGCTCCATCTAATCTTTTTTATGTTTGTCTAGATGGACTAAGGATAGAGAATGTTACATCTACTAACTCTTTGTATGGACTTACAGGATACTCGGTAATTAAAAACGTTGGGTCTAGACCAATAATTAAATCAGCGAACACAACAAACTATATCGAGTTTAGGTTTGCATTGGATGTTGGATAATGGCAGACAAAGGAATTAAAAACGTAATTATAAAAAAAGATCTTCTTGGAAAAGTGACATCCTCTAATGGAAGAATTGCAAGATTTAGAATAATTACAGAAGATAAGAATAGAAAGTCTGCTTGGTCTCAAATATTTATTGTTGACTCTCAGCCAAACGTGGTTCTTCCTGGAGATATAAATGTTGTAGGAAATACAATTCTAGTTAACTGGTCTACTGGAGAGGTCTCTATTCAAATAACTTATGATGTTTTTGCATCCTTTGATGGTGGAGATTTTAAGTTTATTGGAGTTTCTGGAAATACTAGTTATTCATTCTTAAAAAGTGGAACGAGTTCTGTAAGGGTTATTGTTCAAATATCTTCAATAAAACCAGAGTTAAACTCTGCCATGAAGGTTTATGATTCTGGAATCTTTAGTCTGGTATAATTAGTATATGGCAATTTTACCTATTCCTGAGCGTGGTCAGCCACTAGACGTAACATATATATATCAGATTGTTAAGGCTATTAATGATTTGTCGACCCAGATATCTCCATCAACATATAAGTATGTAACAGTTGACACACCCAATGCTGGAAAACAAAGTATAAAAGCATCTGAGGCTAGAATTATTGGTGGGTATGTTCAGGTAACAACAAGTGCAACACAGACTGCTGGATCATCTCAGGCATTCTCATATGACTTTCCAAGTGAATTTAAGTTTGCTCCAGTTGTAACAGCAACACCAGTTAACGTCGGAAATACGGATGCTGGTAAAGATGTAACAGTTACACTGAAGAGTATTTCAACCTCAAAAGTTGAGGGAGTAGTAAAGTTTAATGCTGGAGGCGACACAAGTATTGGTATTAACCTAGTAATTATTGGAATACCAAATTAATGATAAAGTGTGCTAAATGTAGAGGAAGAATCTTTGTAGATAGG